TACAATGACCAGAGAAGAATTCAACCAAAAGAAAGTGTGGCTATGGAGATACCAACGCAGCAGGAATCATGAACGACAGCTGCGCCAGCAGATACAAAGCGAACGTGAACGGGCAACAGCGACCACTAAAGCATTATCCCCCGTGGTGGTGTCTGCTGGCGGGAAAAACAAAATCGAGGATGCCGTTTGCAGAATCATGGAGCGTCAGGAAGCTCTATACAAGCAGATTATTGAAACCGAAATGCAAAGGGAAGAAATCGAAACCGCAATAAACTCTGTTCAAGACCAAATGCAGCGGGACGTTCTGCGGGAGCGGTATATTGTCGGCACCCCGTATTGGTGGAAAATTGCGATAAATCTAAATATTTCCGAGCGATGGGCAAAGAAATTACACCGCGCTGCAATTGAAAATCTGTGCACTCCAGTTCACTTTTAACCTGCTATTATAGATATGCTGGATGATGTAGGAACGGGACAGCCTACGGCATAGCTAAAATCTCTTTTCTTTACCATTTCAATTCTCCTATTCATAGCTGGCAGCCGGGAAAGACCGGCATTTTATATGCTGCATAGCCGATTCTATCCACAAAGAATAAGGGCGCTGCGTTCCGAAGCAACGGCGCGGCAAAGGTGCAAGACCTATGTGCAGTACCAGAGGGCAGGGTCGCAACCTGTCTGTGTGAGCGGGCGCGGTATCCCTCACAAATGATGACAATGGTCGTGCAAACGGCAAGCCGCACATGCCCTTGTAGCTCAATGGCAAGAGCCTTGGTGTGCCGGTTCAAGTCCGGCTGAGGGCACATGCTGGGTCGCTCCCACCGGTGAAAGCCCGGCGCAGGAAACGCGATAGATAACCTGACACACCGGAAGAGCGACGGTGCACAGCCCACTACGAGAGGGCGCATACCCGATTGCACACCGATTTTGAAAGCGGAGAAGTTCGGGAACGTTTTGACGGTGACATCGAGAAAACCGTTCGGCATCTGCTTGTGTGGACTCCGTTACTGACGCAGTTACGCATCGCCGAAACCCATAACATCAAAGCAGAGACCGCGAATCCGCACGCGGGGATAAATGCAGCGGATGAATAAAGCGTTGCGGATTTGCTCCCCGCAACGGGTGAGACCGGCACAGCATAAACCGGTAGGGTGGGAACGCGCTTCTCCTCCGGCGCAAAGGGGTTTTGGAGGATATAAGCCTACACAAATTGTGTGGGCTTTTTGTGTTGTAAGGCGAGGTGATAAAGTGGCATCAAGAAAAAATCCGGTGGGCGCACCACCTAAATACAGAAGCGTAAAGGCAATGCAAGAAAAGATTGATGCCTACTTTGAAGCCTGCAAAGGACAGCCGTTCGTAGACGATAACGGCGAACCGATGAGAAATAAAAACGGCTATATCATCTATGACGATAAAAAGCCGCCTACTGTGACAGGGTTGGCGCTTGCACTTGGTTTTGCATCAAGGCAGGCGCTTTTGAATTATCAAAATAAACCAGAGTTTAATGACACGATTATGCGTGCAAAGACCCGTTGTGAACAGTACGCCGAAGAAAGACTGTATGACAAAGACGGCTCCGGCGGCGCACAGTTCAGCTTGCGGGCAAATTTCGGATGGCAGGATAAGCCGGAACAACAGCAGGATAGCGAGGTGCTAATCATAGATGACTTGTAAGCTATCTGGCGTTGTTTCCCCTTGCTTCGCAAAAATCCACCGTGAAATCAAGGCGGGCAATGTAAAAGAGCTTGTCGCAAAGGGCGGGCGCGGCAGTACAAAATCCAGCTATATTAGCATAGAGCTAATTTTGCAGCTGCTAAAGCATCCGCAATGTCACGCGGCGGTTTTCCGCAAGGTCGGAAACACACTGCGCACAAGCGTTTATGCGCAAATCGTTTGGGCTATCAATGAGCTTGGATTGCACGACCATTTTCGCTGCACTGTATCCCCTATGGAATGCACCTATTTGCCAACTGGGCAAAAGGTGCTTTTTTTCGGTATGGATGACCCAGGCAAGGTCAAATCGGTGAAGATGCCGTTTGGCTATATCGGGATTGCTTGGTTTGAGGAGCTAGACCAATTTGACGGCGCAGAGCAGATACGAAATGTTGAGCAGTCGTGCTTGCGTGGAGGTAACTGGTCAATTACATTCAAGAGCTTCAACCCGCCTGCAATGGCCCGCAACTGGGCGAACGGCTACGCTTTGCAGCCCCGCAAGGGAAAGCTAGTACATCATTCCACCTACAAAACAACGCCCGCAGAATGGCTCGGAGAGCGGTTTCTGGCCGATGCTGAATATTTGCAGCGCACAAACGAAACGGCCTACCGACACGAGTATCTGGGCGAGGTTGTCGGCAACGGCACAGCGGTATTTGAGAATCTGCGCATTGAGAAAATCACCGATGAACAGATTGCAGGTTTTGACCGTATCAAGCGCGGCGTTGACTGGGGCTGGTATCCTGACCCATGGGCATACAATGCAATGCACTATGACGCAGCGCGGCGCACGCTGTACATCTTCGATGAACTGACACGGCGCAGAACCAGCAACAGGGACACTGCGCAACTGCTTTTGGATAGAGGGCTGACGCGTGAGGATAAAGTCTGCGCGGATAGCGCCGAGCCAAAATCCATTGCGGACTATAACAAGTGCGGCGTAAAAACATTCCCTGCCCGTAAAGGGCCGAAATCGGTTCGATATGGCACAAAATGGTTGCAAATGCTGGAAGCTATTGTCATTGACCCAGAACGTTGCCCGGACACGGCAAAAGAGTTCAGCGAGTATGAATACGAGCGGGACGGCAAGACGGGAGAAGTGCTGGAAGGCTACCCGGATTTGAACAACCATCACATTGATGCGGTGCGGTACGCGATGGAAAGCACAGCGAACAAGGCGGGAGACACCGCCGAAACCAGATACAAGAGCATTTTCGTGTAAAGGCGGTGAGAAGACGTGAAAACATACCAAGATTTTATAGCGGTTGGCGAGGACGAAAAGGCCCGCATGAGTTTCATACTGGGCGCAATCAATGAGTATAAGGCCGACCATAGCACACGCCTTGCAGCGAACGCAAACAAGTATTACCACGGAGAAAACCCTACAATCAACAAATACGAGAAAATCATCTACGACATGCAGGGCAAGGCGCACTGTGACATGTACACGGCAAATCACAAGATAGCAAGCAAGTTCTTTGGTTTGGTCGTAGACCAAGAAGTTTCGTATTTGCTGGGCAACGGCGTTTCATTTCAGGAACCGGAGACAAAAAAGGCGCTGGGTGCGACGTTTGACGAAGATATTATGGACGCTGCCCGCCATGCTTTGATTGACGGGCAGTCTTTCGTGTTTTGGAATCTCGACCATGTGCAGGTGTTCGCAGCAGAGGAATTTGTTCCTCTATACGACGAGGAAGACGGCTCTATTAAAGCCGGAATCCGTTTCTGGCAGGTGGCAGACAATAAGCCGCTGCGCGCCACGCTGTACGAGCTTGACGGTTACACAGAGTATCTAAAGCCCAAAAGCGATGATATGGCGATTCTCAAGCCGAAACGCGCATACAAGTTGAAGCTGCGCACCAGCGAGGCAGACGGCACAGAAATTTATGACGGTGAGAACTATCCCGGATTTCCTATTATCCCGCTGAAAAACGGCGAGCAGGCCCACAGCGAGCTACAGGGGCGACAGAATACCATTGACGCGCTCGACCTTGCTAGCTCCAACATGGTAAACAACGTTGACGAAGGCAACCTGATTTTCTGGGTTCTGACCAACTGCGGAGGCATGGACGAGCAGGACGACACAAAGTTCATTGAGCGTCTTAAGACGACCCATGTCGCCCATGCTGACGGTGACGAGGGCGCAAAGGCCACGCCACAGAGCATCGAAGCTCCGTTCCAAGGCACGCAGGCGACTATTGATATGCTCACCAAAAAGCTATACGAGGACTTTCAGGCCTTTGATTCTGCCGCTGTCAGCGCTGGCAACCAAACTGCAACGGCCATCAAGGCCAGTTATGTGCCACTCGACCTGAAAACAGACAAGTTTGAAAGTTGCGTGACGCGCTGCATCAAGGGCATTTTGGCGGTTGCCGGGCTTGATGACGATCCGACATACACGCGCAACCAAATCATCAACAAGCAGGAAGAGGCGCAGACGGTCTTGCTGGGTGCAGAATACTACGATGATGAATACATCACCAAAAAGCTGCTGACCATCCTTGGCGACGCAGACCAGTACGATGAATTGATGAATCGAAAGGCGGCAGAGGAGTTAGACCGCACGACCAACGGCGAGGAGTGACAAGATGTTGAATTTTGAAAACCTCGACAAAGCCAACTTTTTAGGAGTTGGAAAATACGATACGCCGATTATCCAGCCGGAACACATTGATGTGCGGCATCTGGAATGGATTCCGTTCAACTTTGCTAAAACCTGTACGGACTGCGCAACAAAAGGCGTTCACTTTTTCGTGGATGATTATCAATTCCAAAGGGTGTGGAATCAGCCGGACAAGTACATTCCGTTGCTTCAAAAATTTGGCGCTGTGTGTGCGCCTGATTTCTCAATGTATACAGATATGCCGCTTGCTATGCAGATATACAATCACTATCGCAAGCACTGGCTGGCGGCATACTGGCAGCAATGCGGGATTCACGTTGTGCCAACCCTGTGTTGGAGCAATGAACAAAGCTACGAGTGGTGTTTTGACGGCGAGCCACAACATTCGATTGTGGCGATTTCTAGCGTGGGAACGCAGAAAAGCAAGCAGAATCAAGCGCTGTTTGAAAAAGGCGTTCGGGCGGCATTGGCAAGGCTTGAACCCAGTGAGATTTTGTGGTATGGCAAATGCCATGAAGAATTTGACTGGAATGTCACGAGGATTCAGCCATATTATAAGCAAGTAAAAAGGAGATGTAAGAATGGGTGGTAGAGGTTCTGGAAGCGGCAGGGGCGGCAGTGGAACACCGCGCGGCGTTGTTGCGTTTGATATTGATATGGATGGGGCACGCGCTGGGTATGTTGTCAAAAACGGCAAAGTTTATAGCGAAAATGGTGATTCTATCAATTTATCAGCATCACAAATCATGCGAAACGCGCAAAATCTGGGATATGGCGTAAAAACATATAATAAAAAGCAATATGAAAAAAAACAAGAGGCCTATAGAGCTGATAGAAAAGCAACAAGCAACTTCTTAAATACAATGGATGCGCAGATGGGTGGAAACAAACGGGCTCAGAGAAAGGCAACAGCAAGTCGACGTGGAAGTAGACGTAAATGAAACCTGATTACGCCCACAAAATGACAGATGCCGAGCTTGCAAAGCTGGAACAGCGCATCGCAAAGCTGTACAAAAAAGCTGCTGACGAATTGACCGACACGGTGAAATCCTATTTTGAGCAGTTCGCCAAGCGTGATGCAGCCATGAAAGAAAAGCTCGATGCAGGCGAAATCACGGAGCAGCAATATAAGCAATGGCGGCTTGCGCAGATAGGACGAGGCAAGCGTTTTACGGCGCTGCGGGACAAGGTGGCAGAAAGATACACTTATGCCAATGCAACGGCTGTGGCCTATGTCAATGACGCCACGCCGGGCATTTACAGCTTGAACCGCAATTACGCTGCTTACAAAATTGAGCAGGTTTCCGATAAAGCAGATTTTACGCTGTGGGATGAGCAGACTGTGAAACGCTTAATCGATGAACAGCCTGACTTGATGCCATATTACCAGCCAAAGCGTGCATTGCAGCGCGGCATTGACCTGAAATACGGAAAGCAGCAAATTACAGCTAGTGTCACAAGCTCCATTCTGCAAGGCAAAAGCATACCGAAAATAGCCAACGACCTGCAACAGCGTATGCGGGATATGAGCCGTGCAAGCGCTATCCGAACCGCCAGAACGGCAGTCACAGCGGCGCAGAACGCGGGACGGCTAGATACTTACCGCGCCGCACAAGACATGGGCATAAAGCTCAAAAAGCGCTGGCTGGCAACGCTGGACAACCGCACACGCCACGCCCATGCAATGCTTGACGGCCAGACAGTAGACGTTGACAAGCCATTTAAGGTTGACGGTTACGAGCTTATGTATCCCGGTGATACTTCTGCCCCGGGCTATCTTGTGTATAACTGCCGATGCACCCAAATTGCAGAGGTTGACGGCGAGGATACAAGCAGCGGCGGCAGACGCGCCAGAAACCCCAAAACGGGGGAATCTGTTCTTGTGGGAGATATGACCTATGCAGAGTGGGCGGGGTGGAAAAAACAGAACCAACCGAAAATGCCAAGATTCACACCCGCCACAACAATAGAAGAAGCACAGAAATACGCCGACAAATTTGTTGAAAGTTATAAGACCAAGTATAGCGGAAAGGTTGATTACAGCGGCATTGATATTGAATATGCGAATAAAATGAACCGCGCATTTACCGAAGTGCTTGAACAATATGCTGTGCCAAATAAGTTGCGAAATATCGTGCCTTTCAACATGAGAGAAAAGCGCTTCAAAGATACAACAGCAGAAGCTGCATATCAATGGGGTCTTTCTGATTTCTATTACAACAAAAAGTATTTAAAGTCGGCAAAGACAATGGCTGCGCACAAAAAAGAATATGCAGATTTACTTGAAAAAGTATTGCCAAACATTGACAAAGCAATAGAGATCAATGATGGGAAAAGCAACGCTACGGCAACATTGCAGCTGCGTTATCTAAAAGCCCTAAAAAACACTGGCAGGACAAATGTATTTGAGCCGGATGCCTACGGTACAACGATTCATGAGCTTGGCCATTACCTTGATGACCAAATTTTTACGAAGGCCGCAAAAGAATCCGGGCTGGATATTACAGAAAGCTTTAACAATTATTCTGGAAAAATTTCTGCATATGCGACAAGCAGTAGGCAAGAATACGTTGCAGAAAGTTTTGCAGCGTATTGGAAAGGCGAAAAAGATATAATTGACCCCAAACTGTTTGACTTGTTTGAAAGGCTGAAAAATGGGAAATAATGAATACATCATATATGATATTTTGGAACCGTTAAAGGCTATTGCAGAAAGTTTGAGCAATGAAAATCACACTTGAAGACCACAGCGCCGAGGTATTGGAAGCGCTGGAATCCGCTTGCCAGCGGGCGCTTGAAAAATGCGGGTTGGTAGCAGAGGGCTATGCTAAAAAGCTATGCCCCGTGGACACTGGAAACCTGCGCAACAGCATTACTCATACAGTAGCAGACAGCGGAGAACGGGCTGCATACGTGGGCACAAACAGCGAATACGGCGTGTACGTTGAGTGCGGCACGGGCGTTTACTATCCGGGCGGCAGACAAACGCCGTGGGTGTACCAAGACGAAAAAGGAGATTGGCATTTGACGAACGGCCAACGGGCAAAGCCTTTTATCAAGCCTGCCGTTGCCGAGCACGGCGAACAGTACAAAAGAATAATCGAAGCAGAGCTGAAAGGCAAATAAGCCTCTCGGCTCTTTTTATTAGCATCTACCGCGTTTGCGGCAGGTGCTATTTTTATACGCAAAAACAGCGAAGCACAGCTGTTTTGAATAAATAAACTCAAATGGCGAAGAACCGCCACCGAAGAAAAGGAGAGAACCCCCATGGCAAAATTTACACGCGCTGAAATCCGTAAAATCATTGGCGAAAGCTGCACTGACGAAATTGAAAATCAGCTGGTGGCGCTCCATCTGGGCGTTGTAGACCCGCTGAATGACGACGTCACGCGGTATAAAGCCGATGCAGAAAAGCTACCGGGCGTTCAGAAGGAGTTGGACGACCTGAAAGCGCAGGGCGACGGCGGCTACAAGGCTAAGTATGAAGCAGAGCACAAGGCTTTTGTGGACTACAAGGCCAACGTAGACGCTGAGAAAACAACGGCTGCCAAAGAAAAGGCGCTGTCCGACGTCCTGCTGAAAATCGGCATTTCTGAAAAACGGATTTCCTCTGTCGCACGCCTTGCAAAGGGAGACGGCCTGCTTGACAAACTGGAATTGGATGACAAGGGCGCTATCAAAGACGCAGCTGCACTTGAAAAGAGCCTCAAGACCGATTATGGCGAGTACATCACCAAGAGCAGCACCAAAGGCGCAGACACGTCTACTCCCCCTGCCAACAATGGCGGCAAGGCCCTGGCGCGGGAGGACATCTACAAGACGGACGACAAGGGCCGTTATGTACTGTCCACCTCCGAGCGGCAGGCGGCGCTTGTGAACCTCATGCAAAACGAATCTGACGATTAACAGAAAGGAGCCAATATATGGCTGCAAAAACTAACCTGACTACCGCTGCCCAGATTACTGTCAACGCCCGCGAGGTTGACTTTGTCACCCGCTTTGGCAAGAACTGGGACGCGCTGCGCACCATCATGGGCATTATGCGCCCCATCCGCAAGGCCCCCGGCACAAAGCTGGTCTCCTATGAGGCCGCTGTTGACGGCACTCTGGCTGGCGGTACATCCGTTGCCGAGGGCGATGAGATTCCGCTGACCAAGATGAAGGTCGCGCCCAAAACCTACGGAGACATTGAGATTGCCAAGTATGCTAAGAGCGTGTCCGTTGAGGCTGTCGCCAAGTACGGCGCAGACGTTGCCGTTGAAAAGACCGACGAGGCGTTCCTTGTCGCCCTGCAGAACAAGGTTCTGGGCGACTTCTACACCTTCCTGAACACTGGCTCTCTGGCTGTAGCTGCTACCACTTGGCAGCAGGGTCTTGCTCTGGCAAAGGGCAACGTGCTGGACAAGTTCGCCAGCATGGACCGTGATGTCACCGAGGTTGTCGGCTTTGCCAACATTCTGGACTTCTACGGCTATCTGGGCGACAAGGAAATCACCACGCAGACCGCCTTCGGCCTGACCTATGTCCAGAATTTCATGGGTTATTCCACCCTGTTCCTGCTGCCCGAAAAGTACATTGCAAAGAACAAGGTCATTGCCGTCCCTGTGGAGAACATCGACCTGTACTACATCGACCCCGCCGACAGCGATTTCGCCAAGCTGGGCCTGAACTATACCGTCGAGGGCGAAACCAACCTGATTGGCGTGCATGTTGACGGCGACTACAGCCGCGCAACTGGCGATATGTACGCTCTTATGGGCATGAAGCTGTGGGCTGAGTACCTGGACGGTATCGCCGTTGCCACCATTACGCCCGCAGAAACCCGGAGCGCAAAAACTGTTAAGGCAGTACAGTAAAAAGGGGGCAGCGTAATGCTTGAAGAATTGATGCGAGAGTGCCGGAACTGGTTTAAGGTCCCAGATGGCGCGTACAGCGGCACATTTACCATCAAGGACGGCAGCATTACGCTGCCTTTTTTAGTTTATGGGCAATATTTCCGCATTATCGGGAGCGTTTTCAACGATGGCGTGCACCAGTACGGTGCTGTCGGCTTGACCGATGAAACGTTTGACGGTGCTGTGTGGGCGCTGGCTGTGCCAGCTGCCTTTATTTCTCTGGTTGAGGATGTGGAAGCATGGCGCAACAAGTATGAGAGCGCTGCAAACAGCCCGTTTCAAAGCGAGAGTTTTGCGGGGTATAGTTACACCAAATCGAGCGCGAACGGCGATTCTGGTGGTTCTGTGACGGGCTGGCAGGGTGTGTTTGCGTCCCGGCTGAACAAATGGAGAAAGCTATGAGCCTTTTATATGATTTTTCGCATCGCTGCATCATCATGGACAAGCTGACAAAGCCTGACGGAGAAGGCGGCTATGCTACCGAGTGGAGAGAGGGAGCAGAGTTTGCGAATTACGTTGCACTGGACAGCAGCCTTGAAGCACGGCAGGCCGAAGCGCAGGGCGTGGCCAGCGTGTATACCGGCATTGTGCGGAAAGATGTGCCCATCGAGTATGGCAGCGTGTACAAGGACGTTACTACCGGGGCATATTTCCGGGTTACGAGCCGCCCGGAAGAAAAGCAAGCCCCTGCAAGCGCTTCCCCGATGCTACAAAACCTAAAAAGTTTTACGGCTGAACGATTGCGGGAGGGATTGCCTACATGACAAAGGGCGCTGCATTACAGCAGTTTTTCGGACGGTTTATGACCGCATACCCTAGCAACGCCGTGCCGGATGACGCTGTACTCCCATACCTGACCTATGATGCAGTGATGGATACTTGGGCAAATTCTGTATCAATCACAGTAAATATGTGGTTTCATACCACATCCGAAGCTGTGCCAAACGCAAAGGCGCAAGAGCTTTTGACGGCTCTTACACAAGGCGACCCGACTTTGCCGTGCGATGATGGAATTATTTGGCTCAAACCCGGCTCCCCGTTCTGCCAATCGCTAGCAGATGACACAGACAAAAACCTAAAACGGCGGTACATCAACGTGACCGCCGAATTTTTATGCCTAAATTGAGGTGAAAGCATGAAATTTACTCGTATTCCTGAATCTGCGTTTAAGGAACTTGTCCTGAACGCGGGCTATCTTGCAACTACGTTTGACCCGGCTGCCGGTACTGCGCCGGAAGAAAGTGCGCTGCTGGGCGCTACGACCGGCGGCATAAACTTTACGGCTGTGCCAAGCTTTACCGACTTCGGCGAGGACATCGACAACTGCCCCAAGAACATGAAAGAGCTGAAGCAGATTGAATCTTGGGAAGTCAAGTGCAGTGGCACTTATGTTTCGGCATCCCCTGCCAATGTAAAAAGTATGCTTGGCGCAGCAGAGGAAACAACCACTTCCAAGGTTTCCAAAATCACGCCGCGCAACGACCTGAAAGACAGCGATTTTACCGATTTGTGGCTGCTGTGCGATTATTCCGACAAGCACGGCACTACGAAAGGCGGTTTCTGCGCCATCCACATGCTGAATACGCTGTCTACCGGCGGTTTCAGCTTGAAGACGGGCGACAAGGAAAAAGGCCAGATGAGCTTTGAATACACGGCGCACTACTCCATTACCGCACAGGACACTGTGCCGTGTGAGGTGTATATCAAGGCCGGAGAGGATGAGGCATAATGCGGATTTTTTCTGAACTTAGCACTGACGAAGCGCTGGAAGTCGTTTTGCAAATCGCGCAGCCCATCACAAACCTGATCGATGATGAAGCGCTTGTGAAAGAGATGCAGAAAGCTATGCCGAAGGGCGAAACGACCCGCATTGCAATGCAGCGTTTCGGCCTTGCGAAAATTGTTAAGCTGCTAAACATTGCGTTGAAGCAGCACCGCGAGGACGTATACGCAATCCTTGCCCCGTTTAACGGATTGACGGTGGAAGAAATCGGCAAACAGAATTTCCTTATCACTTGCAAGCAAGTTTACGACCTGTTGAACGATAAGGGTTTTGTTGATTTTTTCAAATCGTATCTCGGTGGCGGGCAGAACAAGTAATTCCTGTTTTGCTTAAAATGCCGAAACTGAGCGCAAAAGCGCTTGTGTCGGCGCTGCCTTACGCTTTAAAAGCTGATTTTGAAGAGCAGCTGTACAAGGTGTACATGACTGACAGTGCGTGGAGCCTTGTAGTAGCTGTGACAGGCGTAACGGACAGGCCAGCGAGATATATTGACATTATCCACCCGCCAAAAGTGGATATGCGGACACCAGAACAGGTGCAGGCGGATTTCAAAGACTTTGCGGCGCGGCATGGATTGAAATCAAAAGAACGGAAGGAGGTGAGCGAGTAAGTGGACGTATTTGACCTTTTTGCAAAAATTTCGCTGGATTCCAGCGAATACGAGAAAGGCTTGAAAAATGCGAAAAGCAGCGCAAGCGGATTAACGGGACTGTTCGGAAAGGTTGGTTCAGCCGCTTCAACAGTTGGAAAAGGCATCTTTAACGTTGCTACAAACGTTGCGAAAGTATCCGTTGCCGCTACCACAGCGGGCGCGGCGGCAGTATCGGCGCTTACAACGCTTGCTGTAAACAGTTATGCAGACTATGAACAGCTTGTAGGCGGCGTTGAAACGCTGTATAAAACTAGCGCCGATAAAGTTCAGCAGTATGCAGCCGATGCGTACAAAACGGCTGGGCTTTCGGCAAACGAGTACATGAACACGGCAACTACATTTGCAGCAGCGCTTGTGTCTAGTCTGGGGGGCGATACGGAACAGGCGGCAGAGCTTGCCAATACTGCCATTGGTGACATGTCCGACAATGCCAACAAAATGGGCACGGACATGGAGAGCATCCAGAATGCTTATAATGGCTTTAGCAAGCAGAATTACACAATGCTTGACAACCTAAAACTCGGCTATGGCGGAACAAAACAGGAAATGCAGCGTCTACTTGATGACGCAAACAAGCTGAACGCCGCGCAGGGAAACTATACCAAATACAGCATTGACAGCTATGCGGACGTTGTAAGCGCGATTCATGATGTTCAAAACGCAATGGGCATTACTGGTACGACCTCTAAAGAAGCATCCACAACGATTCAAGGAAGTGTGAACGCTACAAAATCCGCATGGTCAAACCTTGTAACTGGAATTGCCGATGATAATGCCAATTTTGAGCAGCTTATCAGCAACTTTGTGGATAGCGCAACTACAGCGGCAAGTAACATCCTTCCCCGAATAGAAGCCGCCCTGAACGGAGCTGCTAAGCTGATAGAGAGCCTTGTCCCTCCCATCATGGCAGAGCTGCCGAGCTTGATTGAAACCGTTCTGCCGCAGCTGGCGCAGTCTGCCGTGAACATCGTGCAGACGCTTGTTACGGGAATCAGCGCAAACGCGGCGCAACTTATTGATTCGGCAATTCAGATTATAACTGTGCTGGGAAACGGCATCTATCAGATGCTACCAACCGTTGCACAATCTGCCTTGCAAATCGTCTTGACGCTGGTTTCAAAGCTGAATGAGAACTTGCCGCAGATGCTTGACACTGCCGGACAAATGCTGATTGCGTTTGTAGAGGGCGTTTCGGAACACTTGCCGGACATTATGCTTGCCGCTGCATCTATCGTGGAAACACTGCTGACCTACTTTATAGAGCATTTGCCGGACATTGTAGAAGGCGCAATGCAAATGGGTGACGCGGTCATTGATGGCATTATTGATGGCATCTCGGCAGCTTGGGACAGCCTTGTCAGCTGGTTTAATGGTTTGTGGGACAACCTGTTCGGAAACCGCTCTGTTAATGTTGATGTCAACAGTAGTGGCACAGATGGCAGTCACGCAGGTGGCCTTGATTACGTACCGTATAACAACTATGTTGCCAACCTGCATCGCGGCGAGATGGTGCTTACAAGCGAAGAGGCGACGCAATACCGTAAAGGCAACGAAAACGCGGCTGGCGGTATGACGTTTAACATCAATATTAACGGCATTCAGTTTTCCGATGTGAATTCTATGGCACATGCGCTAGCAAATCAGATTTCGTATGAGCTTCAGGCGCAAAGCAACAGAAAGGCGGCTGTATATGCTTAATGGATTTTGGTTGGACGGCATTTGTAGCCTTGATGTTGGGATTCGGTTGCAAAGTGGAATTACTTTCGGCCAACCGACACCCAGGGTTACATCCACGACCATTTCTGGCCGCAGTGGAGATTTGACTGAATGGGATGGAAGCTATGGTAATGTTAGTGCAGCTGCGAAATGCTTTGCGCTGACGGACACTGATGTAAGCGACACTTTGCCAACGATTGCAGCTTTTCTGCGTGGAACTACTTTTAGCTATCGCAGGCTTGAAACAGAGGAAGAACCAAATGTGTACAGAATGGCGCGGGTAGTTAATTTCCCAGAAACTGATATCCGGGCAAACCACCTTGCGCCATTTACCATTTCGTTGGATTGCAAACCACAGAAATACTTAAAAGACGGCGAAAATGCTGTTGAAGTCAAAAGCGGTGATTCTCTGTACAATCCAACTGTATTCCCTTCCCTTCCGCTTATCGCACTAACCATTACTAGCGATGCCAAATTACAAGTTGGGGGCACACAAATAAGTGTTACAGGTTACACCGGGCCGATGTATCTAGACTGCGAAATGATGGACGCTTATAAAGAAGCGATAAACTTAAATAAATATGTAACTGCGCCTGAATTTCCCACTCTGGGGGCAGGAGCTACACAAATCAGTTGGAGCGGCGGCATTAGCAAGTGCGAAATCACACCTAGATGGTGGACGTTGTAGGAGGTGTAAATCATTAGCTATCCGAGATATTATGACGGCACGACGGGGCTTAAGGGCAACGGCGTGGGGGTGCTGCGGGATGCTGTGCGCTGCACCGTGACAGAGGAGCGCAACGGCGCGTTTGAACTGGAAATGGTCTATCCCATCACCGGGCAGTATTACAGCAGCCTGGCGCTGCGCGGGCTGATTCTGGCAAAGCCGAACCCCTACGGCGACGCGCAGTATTTCCGCATTTATAAAATCAGCCGCCCCATCAACGGCCAGGTGACGGTCAACGCGCAGCACATCAGCTACGATTTGAGCGGCATTCCGGTGGGGCCTTGTAAGGCGTTGAACGCAGTCGACGCCTTGCAGCAGCTCAAAAGCCATGCGGCGGTAAGCTGTGACTACCAATTCTGGACGGACATCCAGACGGTGGCAGACTTTGCCGTTGCCGTGCCGGGCAGCCTGCGCAGCCTGCTGGGCGGCGTGGAGGGCAGCGTGCTGGATGTGTACGGCGGTGAATACGAGTGGGACAACACCACCGTGAAGCTGCACAGCCAGCGCGGCACCGACCGCGGTGTGACGATCCGCTACGGAAAGAACCTGACCGACTTGACCCAGGAGGAAAGCTGCGCCGAGGTCTACACCGGCGTCTACCCCTACTGGGTGGACAGCGACGGCAACGTGACCCAGATCACCGGCAACCCGGTTGTCAACGTGCCGGACGGCAAGTATGACTTTGTGCGGGTGCTGACGCTGGACGTGAGCCAGGATATAAAAGAGCAGCCCACCGCCGCGCAGCTGCGGCAGGCCGCGTTGGATTATATCGCCGCCAACAAGGTGGGCGTGCCGAAGGTGAGCCTGACATTAAGATTTGCCCAGCTGGAACAGACCGCCGAATATGCCGACATGGCCCTGCTGGAGCGGGTGTGCCTGTGCGATACCGTTCATGTGCAGTTTGCGAAGCTGGGCGTGAGCGCGGACGCTCGGTGCATTAAAACGGTCTATGACGTGCTCCTGGAGCGGTACGACAGCGTGGAGCTGGGAGACGCACGCAGCAATCTGGCCAACACTGTGGCCGACATGAGCAAGACCGTACAGAACACCGTGAACAAGACGCGCAGCGACCTGGAACGGGCCATTGACCGCGCCACACAGCTTATCACCGGCAATCTGGGCGGCTATGTGGTGCTGCACAGCTCCACCGGCGCGGATGAGCCGGACGAAATCCTTGTGATGGACAAGCCGGAAATTGAAAAGGCTACCAAGGTCTGGCGGTGGAATCTGGCCGGTTGGGGTTACAGCAGCAGCGGCTACGGCGGGCCGTACCGCCTGGCCGCCACGATGGACGGTGCAATCAACGCCGATTTCATCACGACCGGAACTATGAGTGCGAATCTTATCCGGGGCGGCGTTCTGCAGTCCACCAACGGAAAGTTTGTGTCCAATTTGGACACGGGTGTCACGACTTTTAACGGCGGGCTGGTTGTGAATAGCGACAACTTTAAAATCGGCTCGGACGGGTCTGTGGACATCACCGGAAAATTCACTTCGACGGTGTCGGAGAGCAAGTGCGTCATCGACAACGCCAAAATTGAAATGTACCGCAAGACTAACGACGGAAACTGGCACATGGGCGCGTTTATGTCTACATGGGGCAGCAACAACGCCGTGGGCCGCTTGGTGCTGTACGGCCCGGCGGCCAGCAACCCCAACAATATGATCGCTAACGTCACAATGGCTGGCCAGTATGAGGGCGGCGCTATCGCGATAAGCGACGCGGGCGGCAATGTGAAGGTGCAGCTGGGCGTGGACGGCTCCGGAGACGGTTATGTGCTGGTCAACGGAAGAATAATACAGTGAGGTGTTTTTAAATGGCGGCAGCCAATTACAGCCCACCTGCAGAAGCGCTTATCAAGGCGACGCGGGCGGATTTTGACCGACGGGACGTTGTGCAGCCGGTGCATCTGGTTCAGTACGACGATACGCTCCCGGTGCTGGCCGTGGCCCTGTACAAGGGCGGTCAGCCCTGGACACTGCCAACCGGCGCGGATGTCAACCTGAGGATGGATAAAAAAGACGGGCACTATGTCTACAACCCTGCGCTGGGTGTGAGCAGCGACCGCCGCACAGTTTATATGGCCGTGACTGCCCAGATGACGACCGGATGCGGCACGTTCGCCCCGGTGGTAGAGGTGCTGGCGGGCGGTGGTGTGGCCGGTATGGCCGCTCTGCGGCTGGACATCGACAGAAACCCGGTGCAGGATGGGATGCTTGAAAGCACTGATGAATACAAGAGCGTGCAGGTGCTGGCCGCTGAGGTGGCCGCCAACGCCAAAATCGTGCGGGATAATGAAGCAGGCATCCAGGATGTGCACGAAAACATCGAGGCCATCAAGGCAGCTCCTGCCAACGCCAAGGCCGCTGCGGCCAGTGCAAAAGAGGCCCGCAGCTGGGCCGTGGGCGATACAGCATCCCGCCCCGGCGAGGGCATGGACAACGCCAAATACTACGCCGCGCTTGCCCAGCAGGTCAGCCAGGGCGCGGTTGGGTGGTACCCCAATTACGAGGCACTGTACGCGGCCCACGATACCGGCTATGACGGCAACTGGGCAATCGTGGGCGATACCGACACAATCTGGGTGTGGGACAGCGACACGGGTGTCTGGAAGGACACGGGTGAAAGCAGTAAGTTTGCGAATTATTACGATAAGACCCAAATTGACGCAAAACTGCCCAAGCCGCTGACGGTTACGGTGGCAGTCAGCGCCTGGATTACCGGCGATCACACGGTGTCCTGGGACGACGGCAGCACGAGCAGCTACACCACCTGCGCTACTGTCACGGTGGCCGGGGTGACGGCAGACAGCCGGATTGCCGTAAGTGACCGCACGAGAGTGACGGATGCGGTGCGGATGGTAGCCGCGCTGGAACCCGGAGCCGGGGTGGTTAAGTTTTATGCGAACAAAGCGCCGACGAGTGCGGCGGTATTTGTTTTAGAGGTGAGCCAATGAGTGGAGCAGCGAATGGTCGTGCGTCAAACGGCGCATTGCATAAGGAGGTATTGTGCAATATGACGAATAAACGATATTTTGCAGGGGGGCACTCTAAGCCCCGGATTGCCGAAAGGCGGTGTGGAACATGATCGTGCAAAATATGGCCGCTCTATGCCCGTACAGGATCGGCGATTACTTGCAGACAGAGAACCCCACGAACCCTGCCCTCAGCTGGCCCGGCACAAGCTGGGTGCAGGTGCAGGACCGCATGCTGATGGGGGCTGGCGATACCTACCCCGTGGGCAGCGAGGGCGGCGAAGCACAGCATACGCTCACTGTGCAAGAGATTCCGTCCCATCAGCATCAGCTCCACGGATGGGCAATCCAAATCGCATCCGGCCCATCATCAACGCAATATGCACCAACTCACCCCTTTGACAAGTACGACAACACAGGTCTTACGACCCGTCCAGTGGGTGGAGGTAAGCCCCACAACAACCTGCCCCCTTACCGTTCGGTGCATATCTGGCGTCGGACAGCTTGATCCCCGAGATGGGGTGCGTGGCATGATCTGCGCAAACCCCGACAGTCAGGTATCGGCGGCGATGCGGACCATTATGGAGCTTCCGATTCTCGTGGCGTTCGCCCTTATTTCTGCATCGGTTAAGGAGTTGATATTATGAGATTATCAGACGGCGAGGTGCCGGAAAAGTGGATGTATGCGGTTAAAGCCAGATTGGAGGGCGTGTAATGGCATTGCATGAAGTACAGCTGAAAGGATACAGTGTTCGACCCGGCAACTTATCGCTTGGCACTTTTGGCAGTTATGGTATCGAGCAGCTACATGTGACCCTTGACGATACGTGGAGCGGGCTTGCTGTAACGGCAACGTTTAACCCGCCGAAGGGCGAACCCCGTGAAATCCGTTTGCCGGAAAACGGACTGATTGATGTGCCTGCCGAAGCAACCGCCAATGAGGGTACGGGCACTATCGTGTATTGCGGCGTTTCCAATGGTGTGCAGCGCATCACAAAAACGCAGGGATACAACGTGATTACACGCGGCCCCATTGGTGGAACTGAGCCGTTTAAACCCAGTGAATCACTTGCCACGCAGGTTTTGCAGGCTGCGCTTAACGCAGAAAAGAACAGCGCGGAGGCAAAGAGCGTGGCCGATAACTTGCGAAATGATGCGGCTAACGGCAAATTTGACGGCAAGGATGGAGCCAAAGGCGACAAAGGAGACAAGGGCGATACTGGCCCGCGAGGCCCCGTAGGCCCGCAGGGGCCGCAAGGAGAAAAGGGAGTTCAAGGCCCTACCGGGGCAACGGGTGCAACTGGCCCGCGAGGCCCACGGGGCGAGAAGGGCGACACCGGAGAGCGCGGCCCCCAAGGTGAGCAGGGCGTTCAGGGTGTACAAGGCGAGAAGGGCGATACCGGCGCGCAGGGGCCTGTTGGCGAAACTGGCCCGGTTGGCCCCAAGGGTGATACTGGCCCGCAGGGTGAGCGCGGTGAGCAGGGGCTGCAGGGCGAGGTTGGCCCGGAGGGGCCTGCCGGAAAGGACGGCGTGCAGATTGATGATGCGGCGGTGAGTGAGGACGCGCCGTGGAGCAGCAAGCACATCATCGATATGCTTTGCCCCAAAATTGAGGAATCCGGGAACCCGGTGCAGTGCTACCCCGTGGCGGGCTACCCGCTGGGGGTGACGGCCAGCTGGGAGCCGGTGCAGGAAGGTGAAGGGGAGCCGTACCCGGCGGGGGGCGGCGTGAATCAGCTGGATTTGAGCAAATGCACGCCGAACGACGCGACATATGGCATTACCTGCACCATAGAGGGGGACAAAATCCACTTAAAGGGAACAATAGCGAGCAACCTTGTTAGTGTGAGGTATCGATTGCTGAGCGTCCCCGATGATTACTACGATAAGAGTGGTGGAGAGCACGCAGTTTTTGATCTCAAAGTGTCGTCAGGGGTTACACCAAAAACTATCTCCCTCGTCAACGGAAGCACGACGGATAAGGTCATCATAATAGAAATGATATTTGATGAGCCCAAAAACGGACAGAACATTGATTTGACCTTCCGGCCCATGCGATACTTTGGCGATACCGCACCTACGACTTATTCACCCTACGAAAACATCCGGCCAATCAAGGGGCGGGATGCGGTGACAGTGAATCTGGCGAGCGGAGTGAAAGCGTGGCGGCTGATTACACTGGATGGGGATACTTTAAAGTTCTCATCTAATCCGACAGATGTTTATTGGAATCTGCCAAGAAAGTCCGCGCCTGGGGTAGCATCCCCGGCTAAAATAACATGCACGCATATAAAGTCAACTGTTTTTTTCGTGAATAAAGATTATGAATTTATTTTCGTAATGAAAGTAAACATGGCCGGATTGTTCGATACAGTCGACGACTTAAACGCCTATCTCGCCGCCCAGTACGCGGCGGGAACTCCCGTGCAGGTTGCATACATACTGGCCGCTGCGCCGATTGTGCCAGAGGATGGAGCAATCTATTTTGCCGAGCAGCCCGCGCAGAGCGGGAGCGGCGACCCGAGCCCGACGAACATCCGGCCTATTTTGTTGGATGGGGCGGTAAAGGACGGAGGGACGAACGTGCTGACCCTGCCTGAAACCGTGTATGGCGGTGAGGTGGACGCAGTGAGCGGAGAGGGGCAAGAAACATGGAAAACGATTACGCTGAACGGGACAACCAACAAGTTTACACAGAGTGATAGATTTTGGAGGATGCCATCCAATTCAGCACCTGGTGTAGTAAATGGCTATGCTACAATGTGTAGTCATTTTCCTGCTAATACTTTTGGTGGGAATCAGACAGGAAATTATATTTTCACAAGAGCGGATATTATGAGCAGTTATTTTCCAGATGTTAATGCCTTAAACGACTACATTGCCGCACAGTACGCCGCAGGGACACCGGTGCAAGTCTGCTACAAGCTGACAGAGCCTGTGCCCTTCACCGCCACAGGCGCAAAGCCGTTGCCAGCACTTGCAGGAGTGAACACCGTGCTGACCGATGCCGACAGTGCGACTGTGACGGGACGCGCAGACCCCATTAAACGGATTACCGATTTGGAAAATGCAGTTGCATCTCAAACATGAAAGGAGTAATAAAATGGCTATCAAGAGTAAAGCGCGGCACGATTTGACGTTGCGCAGTATCAAGCGGGAAATCGGCGCGGGGCGGGATGTTGCGTTTTGGTTGGACAAGGCGTACAACCACTACGACAACGGCCTGCTGGATGAGGCGGACATTGCCGAGGTGGAGGCGCTGGCGCAGGCGTATTATGATGCGGTGGACGCGAGAGAGAGCGCAGACGAGGTTGCGGAGACGCCGGATGTGCCGGAGGTTGACGGCGCTGAAAATACCACCGACGAATGATAGGAAGTGATACCATGATTTTTAGCGGGAAAAATCTCGTGAAGTACCCGTACAGCTGCTACGGTTACACGCGCGGCGGCGGCAAGATTTGGCACGGCGGCATTGATGTCTGCGGGTTGGATGACGACAAAATCCGCATGCCCGGCTACAACGGCAAGAGCATTGCAGGAACCGTTGTTACAGCCCGCATCGTGACGAACAAGAGCAACAAGACATGGGAATGGGGCTATTATGTCTGCGTGAAGCTGGACGCAAACCAGACCCCGGATGCAGTGAATTACCTGTATTTTTGCCACTGCTCCAAGTTGCTTGCAAGCGTAGGGCAGAAAGTAAAGACTGGCGATGTGCTGGCGGTTGTCGGGCAGACCGGCAACGCCGCAGGCACATGGACGCACTGCCACTTTGAAGTGCGAGCAACTGCCACGAGCAAGGGCCTTGACCCGACTGCGTATGCAGGCATACCCAACAAGGCGGGCACATACGGTGGCCAGCCTGTGCAGACAAGCGGCGAGGAAGTGCTGATTGATGTGTCCCACCATCAGGGCACTATCGACTGGGCAAAGGTTCCCTATCGCGCCATTGTTCGCATCGGCTACCGTGGTTATGGCAGCGGAAAGCTGATGAAGGACGATCAGTACGATGCCAACCTTGCAGGGGCGAAAGCGAACGGAAAACTGTTCGGCTTTTATTTCTTCTCACAGGCGGTCACTGTGGACGAAGCCCGCGAGGAAGCCGATTTCTGCGCAAGCCTTGCCCCGACCGGCTACCCGCTGTTTTTCGATGCCGAGTGGAGCCGCAAGGAACACGATGGCCGCGCTGACAACCTGTCAAAAGACCAGCGCACCGCCATCGCGATGGCGTTCTGTGAGAGAGCCAAGCCGCACGGATTCTCGGCTGGCATTTACACCTTCACGGCATTTGCAAGCGCAAACATCGATTACGCCTACCTATGTGAAGATTACATCGGCTGGCTGGCTGACACGCGCACAAACTACGACAAGAAATTGCCGCGCTACATCCACCAATACGGGCAGGCCGCGAAGGGCAGCGTGCCGGGCATCGCTGCCGTTGTTGATTTGAATCATCTTGTCAAAGCACTGCCCGCGGTGGACAAGCCCGCAAGCAAGCTGCAAGTAATCACCATCGGGCCGGTGAGCCAGGGGGATGCGGATGCAATTTATCTGCTGTGCAAGGGACGCGGCCTGACGGATGCTGGGCTGTATAAAAGCGAATGGGCCTGACGCCCGGAACGGAAGTGAAGAATGACAGATTGGGATATCGTCAAGGACATTGTTGTACTTATCGGGCTGATTGTCACGGTCACAACGCCGCTTTTGAAACTGAATACCAGTATCACGCAGTTGAAGGCGCTGCTGGACAGTGTGGTAAAGCAGGTGCAGGATAACGACAGGAGCAACAGTGCGAACCATAAACGGTTGTGGGAGCACAACGAAGAGCAAGACGAGATTTTGCAAAACCATGAAACACGAATTCATGATTTAGAGAAAGGAGCTAAACTATGAACATCGACTACATGAACTACATCAAGCCTGAACTGCTGGTACTGATTCCGGCGCTGATTTTCGTCGGGTACTGCCTTAAAACCAGCACGGCTGTGGCGGACAAGCTCATCCCGGCGGTGCTGGCCGCAGTGGGCGTTGTGCTGGCCGCGCTGTACGTTTTGGCGACGTCGCCCATCGGCGACGGGCAGGACGCGGCCATGGCGGTTTTCACAGCTATCATTCAAGGCGTGCTGTGCGCGGCGGGGGCGGTCTACGCCAACCAGTGCGTGAAGCAGAGCGCGAAAGATAAATAATCCACTGCGTGCGCCGGTTTAATTTCTGTGTTGACCTGGCGACGTATAACAGAATTTGCTTTTTGCTGACCGACGATGAGCGGGCGGTGCTGGATTACAGGCGGCGCGGCCTGGGCAACGCAGAGATCGCTGCGGAAATGAACTGCAGCGAACGCACGGTCAATCGGTTGGTGCGGGCAGTCGTGGATAAAATCAGGAAGATATAAAACAGCGGTCGTGCTGGGCGTTTGCCCGGTACGACCGCTGTTTTTTTTTATTCTGCTTTTATAAAAAATACGATGCCGGAGGAGTAGTAGACCTGGAAGCAACCCTCGACCGTTTCGGCGACTGTGCTGCCACAATCGTAGTCGTAGATGTTGAATCTACCGGAAATCAACGTGAAGTAGGTGAGGGGTGCGGTGTCTATCTCGCCATCGTTATAGATGCAGAACGCGGAGTCACCGTCGCCTGCGCCGGTGGGAATCAGAACGGAGAAGGAATCATTTGCGATTTTGACCGCGCCCGCGTCGCTGATGGTGTCGCAGCGGCGGCCGCTGGTCAGCTGCCACAGGTCCGGCGGCGGGGGTGCTGCAAGGCGGTTGTCCGTGTAGGGTTCGTCTTCGTCAATGAGCCAGTCACGACCGACGCGGCGGGCTGTTTTGAAGCCGCCGCGCAGGGCCTTTTGGCGGACGGTGACTGGGCTGCGGTTGTGGCGGGCGGCGTATTCGGTAATTGTGATTTCCATGGGGGCCTCCTTAATTAAAGTTCGATGTTGACGTCCACGGTGATTTCTACGCCTACCGGGTTGCCGGCCTTTACAAAGGCAGAGCTGGCGGAGCGGGGCAGGATGTGGATGCTAAGGAGCGTTATGGTCTCATCAGACTGGATCAGTTCGCCGTCCTCGTCAAGCTCATCCTCTCGGTTGTAGTCGACGTAGTACTCCCAGCGACACAGGGCGTCATCCTGGCCAGTGACCCACTGCTTTCCGTTGTCCATGGCGGCGCTGGAAATTGCCTCGCGGATTTCATCGATAACATCGTTGCTGTTGACGGAAGTATTGGTGGCGGCGTAGATGGCATTAGAAATAGTGGCCATTTTATTTTCCTCCTGTTGTGTGTGGTTGCTTATCTCTTACTGTGTCTATATTATACATCTCTAGCGATGTAATGTCAAGCGTTTTTGCAAAGATTTTTTAGAATTTTCTGCAAAAGATGGCGTAAAGTCGGCGTATATGTGGCGCACGCGAAATTGTGTAAAATATTACAATAAATATAGAGGATAAAGCCATGTACAGAGAATTAAACCTGAATCCAGAAAAAAAGCGCGTCGGCGATTGCACCGTCAGAGCCATTGCAGCCGCAACGCATCAAGAGTGGGAGGCTGCATATGCGGCGCTGGTGTTGGCAGGATTTGAACTGCATGATATGCCGTCTGCAAACTATGTCTGGGGCAGCTATCTGCGGCGGTGCGGGTGGAACCGTTCGGCAATTCCGAACAGCTGCCCGGATTGTTACACAGTGGCGCAGTTTGCAAAAGACCACCCGGACGGCACGTATATTTTGGCAATGGCTACGCATGTTGTGTGCGTGCAAAATGGGAACTGGCTGGATACATGGGACAGCGGCGACGAGACGCCACTGTATTATTGGCAGAAAGGATGATTGACTATGGCGTTTGGCGTACCGTATCAGCCCGGATTTGCGCCGGGATATTACCCGATGGGGCAGCCCACTGCAATGCCTGACCAGCTTGCACAGCTTCGACAGGCAGCGTATCCGCAGCAGCAACAGACTGCACAGCAGACTGCGCCTATTATTTGGGTGCAGGGAGAAGAAGCGGCAAAAAGTTACCTTTGTGCGCCAGGGAACAGCGTACTTTTGATGGATAGCGAGAAAAGCTCGTTTTATATCAAAACAGTGGACGCAAGCGGGATGCCGCAGCCGTTGCGCATCTTCGATTATGCAGAGCGCACAGCGGCACAGAAACAGCCCACACAGACCGTGCAAGCACAAGCCGGAGAGTTTGTCACCCGTGCAGAGTTTGAAGCGCTTGCGGCCCGATTTGACGCGCTGGCGGCAGATAAACCGCTGACAAAGAAAAAGGAGAGCGAAAATGCCAAATCCACTGTTTAATGCTTTAGGCGGTAACAGACTGCCTGCACCGATGGGACAATTTCAGCAGATGATGCAGCAGTTTCAGCAGTTCCGGGCAAATTTTCAGGGAGACCCCAAAAAAGAAGTAGAAAAGCTGTTGCAATCCGGGCAGATGAGCCAAGCACAGCTGAACCAGCTGCAAGCGATGGCGCAGCAGTTTAGGTCGTTGATGTGAAAGGTTTAATCCGTGCGCACGGTTAGACAATAAAATTTATTTGAAGGGAGTAACAATATGAGCTTATCTTCGGACGGCACTGTTATGACAATGCCGGTACAACCCGCCAATAATTACAATGGCGGCATGGGCATGTGGGGGCAGGACTGGATTTGGATTATCGTCCTGTTCCTGTTTGGCTGGGGCCGCAACGGTTGGGGCGGCAACAACAGCAATGGTGCTGGCGTTATGGATGGATATGTCCTTACAAGCGACTTTGCCAACATCGAACGCAAGATTGACAACGTAAACAACGGCCTTTGCGATGGTTTCTATGCACAGGCGCAGCTTGTAAACGGCGTGCAGAACGCTATGCAGCAGGGCTTTATGTCGGCTGAAATCAGCCGCGCCAATCAGCAGGCCGCATTTATGCAGCAGCTCAACGCCATGCAGATGCAGCAGGCTAATTGCTGCTGCGAGACCCGCGAAGCGATTCAGGGCGTAAACTACAACCTCGCTACGCAGGCTTGCGACACGCGCCAGACCATTCAGAACGGCACTCGGGACATCATCGAAAACCAGAACGCGAACGCCCGCGCTGTGCTTGACGCACTGACGGCGCAGCGAATTGAGGCAAAGGATGCCAAGATTGCCGAGCAGAACCAGCAGATTTTTGCCGCACAGCTTGCCGCAAGTCAGGCAGCGCAGAATGAAACGCTGAAAGCCTATATGAGCGGGCAGCTTGCTTACTACAACCCCCGCCCTGTTCCTGCTTTCCCTGTTCCCGCACCGTATCAGTATGGGAATTGCGGCACCTGCAACGGCTGCGCCTGCTAAAACCGAATACGGCAACTTGTCGGAACATCTGACATGTTCGGCCCCGTGCCGATAGTGCAAAATGTGGCGGGGCAATCGTCCCGCCACTATCTTTTTTTGAAAGGAATGATTTTATGGCTGAATTTATAAACGCCAATACCGTGAGCGTATCAGCAGGCCAGAACGTGCCGCTGACGGAAACGGCAGTAGCAGGTAAGGGCTGTGTCGTACACAGAGAGGGCGCCGGTATTGTTACGCTGCGCGGCATTACAAACCAGTGCAAAGCCCGTTTCAAAGTGGGATTTGGTGCAAACATTGCTATCCCTACCGGCGGCACAGTGGGAGCTATTACGGCTGCGCTTGCCATCAACGGTGAACCGCTGAACAGTGCGACTGCAATCGTGACACCGGCAGCAGTAGAAAACTATTTTAATATTTACGTCACGGCTTTTGTCGAAGTTCCGCGCGGCTGCTGCCTGACCGTTGCCGCCGAAAATACAAGCACACAAACCGTTTTGTTTGCAAACGCAAACTTTGTGGTCGAGAGAGTGAGCTGAAAGGAGTAAACCATGAGTAAAAGAGTTTTGTATGACTTGAAAGACATGCTGTGCGCAGAACTGGACGAAATCGGAAAGAAGGGTGAAATGTCTGCCGGTGACTTGGAAACTGTTCACAAGCTGACTGACACTATCAAAAACATCGACAAAATTGTCATGCTGGAAGATGACGGTTACAGCCGCGATGAAGATTACAGCCGCGATGGTGATTGGAGCGCCAACATGCGCGGCAATTATGGACGCGGCAGCAGCTATGCGCGGCGCGGTTCGCATTATGTGCGCGGGCACTACAGCATGGACGATGGGCGCGATTCTCTGATTTCCCGCATGGAAGATATTATGCGCGGGGCTGACAGCAAAGACAGGGAAGTCATCCAGCGCTGCATTGACACGATGCGAAACGGTTAAAGTGAGGTGTAAGGGCTATGGTTGACGTGCGAGAGATTGACGGCGCTATAGCCGAAATCGAAAACAGCGAACTCACCATGACCAGAGTTAAAAATTTGGCTGCGCTTTATGTTGTGAAAAATCAGCGTCTTGCAGATGCGTCCCATTCTCCGCAGAAAGCAGAACTGCGAGAGCCTGTGCGCTACTACGAAGCGGCAGAGCCGTCTACAAGGGGTGCTATTGGCAGCAGTGACTTTTTACGGGCTGTGTCAAATGTAAACCTTACGGATGCGATGAGCGTGCTGGATGAGCTTATGTCGGCTTTATATGTGGCGAACCCTAAAGTTTATAATGGCGTAATGCGGAAATTGGAGCGTTTACAGGATGAGTGAATTTTTGGAAATTGTAAAAAAGACCGATACCGGGCGAGTGTGGCGTGTGCTGGATGAGTTTATGGATGCGCTGAAAGAAGTGAGGCCGGATGTGTATAATGATTTGGTACACAGTTTGCAGAGAAAATAGGTAAGTGTGTACTAAAACGTGTACTTGAAAAGGAAAATGCCGTAGATTTAAACGAATCTACGGCATTTGTTGTGGTCGAGGTGACAGGACTCGAACTATACACAATGCTTTTAGTGATTAAAAATATAGCGGTATATTGCTATATTATTTTGTTTTATCACATACTTTTTCTATTATTTCATACATTTAAGAAAAAAAGTGTGTACTTTTAGTGTGTACTTTTTAGTCCACCAATCTATCAAAGATTTCTTGTAGGTTTTGGGCTGTCCGTTCATCATCTCCAGCGATGTAGTGAGAGTATGTGCCGTATGTGTCCATATCCTCGCTATGCCCGACTAGCTGCTTTAATTCGCCAGTCGGCAACTCCTTTGCGATACTCACAAACGTGTGGCGCAGTTCGTAAAGGCTCAGCTCCGGCATGTCATTAGAGCGCTGATAGCGCTGCCAGCGGTGGTAGTAGGTGTGCATGGATGCCATGGGGAAGATGTACTCCTGCTTTCCAGTCACGGCTTTCTGAGCTTCCAGCACGTCCACTGCGCGTCTGGATAGCACTACCGTGCGCAATGCGTTTTCGTTTTTTCCCTGCGTGATTTGACCGTGCGCATTGATAGCCTGCCTCAGTCTGCACAGATTCCCGTCAACATCTTCCCATCGCAGCCCCCGCATTTCACCGGGCCGCATGCCTGTTAGCACTTGAAACCTATAATAATTTATGTATTCATCATGCACAGATTTTCCGCGCATGATGGTCGTATCTACTTTTAACAGCGTGTTCAGCGCTTCAACTGTCAGCACGTTCTTTCCTTTTTTTCTGGATGCTGCCGGAATCTGTAACTCCTCAAGCTCAAGCGTTGTCCATTTCGATTTTCGGCAAAAATTCACAAACTGCTTGCAGTAGCTGGCATAGTTCTGTAACGTCTTTTTGGATAATGGCTCTTTGCTGTTCCCCTGTGGATGGCGAAACGCATAATCTATAATTTTTTGGAAATCCTGTTCTGTAACGGCTTTTACTGACTTGATCCCGATGGCTGGCAGCAAATGGGAGCGACCGAACGATGCCATGTTTTTGTATTCTGCATCAGACACAAGTTTTTTCTTCTGTAACAACTGTTCCCATGCGTCAGAAACCTTAATTCGTTCCGTCTTTACGCCTATGTCAAGCCATTCATCTGCTTTTTTGTTAGCTTCCCTCTGGCCTGTGCGGCCCGGCTTGGCGCTGGTAAATGTCTTGCGCACTCCGTCCTTCTGCACGTTGATTTGCCAACGCCCGGCGCTTTCAATCCATTTTGCGGTATTTGTCCTTTTCATAGCTTGACACCCTTTCAAATTAAATATATACTAAAAGATGCCAGCGTAATGCTGACACCCTTTGCCCTTGCCGGTGCTTGTCCCACCGGCAGGGGCTTTTTTTAATATCTGATAAACCCGACAGACACGATGCAAATGTCAACAATCAGTCGTGTATCGCAGTTTCTTTTTTGGCTATTTACATCCTCCGACAAAAAAACATATGTGAATGCAGTACAATTTTGGTCAAGGGGGCAGACAAATGGAAAGGCTGGTAAACAAGCCGCCGTCCCATCATGGACGGAAACGACCAAAAAAACGGTTGTCAAGTGCTAAAAATCCGATATATAGGACAGCAAAGACTTGACAAATGAGTACTTTTGTGAAACTGTTGAAATACAACTGTGAGTTGTGTAAAATACAATTATAAGTTTGTTGCAATCATCATTAAAGCAATTGAAATTGCAACGCACGGCATTGTATTCAGCTTTTTTCTAATAGGGAAAGCCGGACACAGCATCAAGGCAGCTACAATTGCTAATACGGTAGCGATTATATTGCCAGCGCCAAATGCGGAAAATAGGAATACAACAGCAAAAAACCATTGCGCTACAATCCCCACTGCATTCCAGTTGATTTGAATATGCTTTTGCGGCTTTTTTCCTTTTTCTGCTGGCCCACACCCGAAACCCATGTTTGAGATTGAAGAAGAATGTGCTTTTTTAGAAGAACCGCCATGACCAAAAACGCTAAAAGTCGTTCTTTGATACACAGCATTTTTTATAGAGCGAGATGGGTCTTTTACAAAGCCTACACCTTTTTTGCCGTAAAGAGGATTTACGGCACGTTTTACAGCGCGGTTTATGCGACCTGTTGTTCTGGCCTTAATAGATTTTTTAAATGAAGGCTTTCGTACACCAAATTTCATTGAGCATCACAACCTTATTTAGTTTTGGGGGAATCATGATGAAAAAAGAGCCATTGACAACTACAAAAAATAATGCGAAAATAAAAACAGAAGAACGAAAAGAAAAGGAAGCGCTTGCAATTTCTTTACTTATGAAACTAAATGCAGAGCAACTTGACGCTTTCATAAATTATATAAAGGAGCGAAAACCATGACGGAAAACCTATATGAAGAAAACAAAAGATTAAAGCAGGAACTGCACGATACAAAGGAAGAGCTGCGCCGCCAGCGCGACATGGTACTTTACCAAATCGTAACGTGGTTTTGCCTTGGGATCTCGCTTACAATCACGATTATTGTTCCTTTAGTCAATACTATAAAGCATTTAATGTAAAAACAATCCTATAATAGTACCAACGGCAGCTATTACACCTGAAACGGCGGCAATTCTCGTATATAACTGTGTTTTAGCCGCTTCGTAGGCATCAATCTTTTTGCACCCGTCATTGGTAATGATGTAGAATCTCTTGCCTTTGCTTTCCCCTTTTGGTGCAACTCCCATGCAATTTAGAAGCCCCATCTGGCAAAGCTGTATAAGGGAATCGCGGTTCTCGTCTGTTGCGGCAATGCCCTCGTTTTGTTGCGCTTCTTTTAGCAGCTTGATACATGTTTTGGTATCCATCATTTTTTACCTGCCCAGATTTTAAACATCTCAATTAGTTTGTCGAGGTCATCGTCCGACGTTGACTTTATTAACTCAATAGCATATTTCTGCTTTTCTGTAAGCCCACCGCCTTGTGCGGTGGGCTTTTCTTTTTGCGCCGAATCGTCTCCTATGAGGTCGTCTACGGGAACACCAAAGTAATTTGCAATAATCTGCAAATTGGCATCTGTTACACCGCCGCCATTCTTCCAGCGATGCACAGTCGTCTTTGATATTCCCATTTTTTGTGCAGCCGCAGAGGGAGTTATTTTACTATTTGTGCAAAGGGCTACATACTTTTGGTAAAAAGTCATAGCAAAAACATACCACCTTTGTGCATATTGCTAAAGTTACTAAAGTTTACACAAAAGCCTTTACAGTTACTAAAGTTACTGCTATAATATAGTCACGGTTGAAAAAGTTAACAAAACACAAAGCCCCGGCAACCTCTTGCCCGTGCCTAATGCTTTTATGTATCTGACAACTACAATATAGCATACTTTGTAAACTTTTGCAACCATAATCACTGCCGCGACAGCAAAAAAATCCGCCTGCTGTTCGTTAGCAGACGGATTTTTCCCAAAGTTTTTTACCAGAACAAGTTTGCAGCAACGGAACCGCTCAATGTGAGCGGGCAAGTACACGGTCCTTTGTGCAATGCGCATCCGCCGCTTGCAAAACGAACTTGCAATTCTGTGGACTTGCCGTAACCTTTGGCAGCTTTGGGGCAGCCGTTTAAGCCATAGCGCGTTACGCAATCTCTTTAGTCTGGAACTGGCATACTCAAAAGTTTGGTCAAGGGACGACCACCTTCCTTTCTGCCTTACTCTGGCAGTTCAGATTATAGCATATTGTGTCGCGGCAGTCAATTTTGTTTACTTCTAATTTTTACTAAGGGAGGTGAAAAAATGCCCGAAGCGTGGACCGGTCGTTTGATTGGAAAAATGCACAACAATGACATTTCTTATGAAGATGTAGCAAAAAAGCTCGGTTACGGCAAGCCGTATATCTGTTTGATTCTGAACAGCAAGCGTAAACCGCCTGACATTCAGAAGAAGATGGAAGCGGCTGTAAGTGAACTGATCGCAGAAAGAAAGGAGTAACCACCATGACAAACCTTGCTTTTACGGCTCTTATCAAAAGCAAGGGCTACAACAAACAACGCCTTGCAGATGTCTGCGGCTTGTCTAAAACGCAGATGTCAAACCGCATTAACGGCGCCAATGATTGGCGCTGGCCAGAGGTTGGAAAAGCATGCGCCGCACTGGGCATCACGCTTGACGAATTTGCAACGTATTACCCGGTGGCGGATGTGCGCAAATCTTCTGCCGCTATGCCTACCCGTGAAGAGCACATCGACAACGTGCTTGCAGAACTCCGTGCAATCCTTGTTTAGCTATGGATTTGCTCGGCGTTGCGTGGCAGCGGCATGGCAACGATAAGCAGGGGCCAAGCGCAGCTACGCGTCGTTTCGCAGAGGCTATGCGTCTCCCCGCGGCGCGGCGTTACGCAAACCGTCGCATCGGCATAGATGTGCAAGGCAATGATAAGGAATAGCTATGCATTGCAATGGAAGTACATAGCACAGCAAAGGCATAGCTCGGAATAGCTGCGCAAGGCAGAGGCAGGGTGCTGCAATTCGACGCGAAGGCATTGCATTGCGACGCGATGGCATGGAATGGCACGACGTTGCTTGGCATAGGCATAGCATTGAGATTCGACGCGAAGGCGCCGAAAAGCAACCGATTCTATTAAAAAAGGAGACAACCACCATGAAAGTAAAAATCACCCTATTGGAAGAAGTTCTCGGTTCTTCCCCAAGTAATGAAGAACTTCTCGCAACTTACATTGCCAGTAAGGCACCTACCAGCGACCTCACCACCGAAGAAGTGGACAATATCAAGGCCCAGAACGCCGAAGACCGCATTACGGTATTCCCCAAAACCGCTGACGGCACACCGTTCCTGTACGACTATCAGGTAAAAGGCATTTTAAGGAGGCATCCCGCCATGAAGAAATTTGAACTTATTTCCGAATTTGTAACGAACGTTTTCGGGAAGAAGCTGTTCCGTATTAAGGCTCTCGTCTCTTTTGGCGACGTAAGCGCTGGCGAACTGGGAGGTTTTGTTGAAAAAGAAGAAAACCTCTCCAACAATGGCAATGCCTGGGTCTCCGGCAATGCGCGGGTCTCCGGCGATGCGCTGGTCTCCGGCAATGCGCGGGTCTCCGGCAATGCGCAGGTCTCCGGCGATGCAGACTTTTCCGTCGTTACAGGCTTTGGTCGATGTTTCCGCGCGACCACATTTTTCCGATGCAAGGATAAAATTCTCCGCGTACAGTGTGGTTGCTTTTATGGTGATTTGGCGAAGTTCCGTGAGATCGTCAAGAAAACTCACGGCGACAGCAAATACGCCAAAGAGTACCTTGCGATTGCCGACTTGATGGAGCTGCATTTTTCTGATGAGGAAGAAAATCAGGAGGCCGACAAATGACTAGCTTTTGGGGCCATCAAGACAACCCCTTTCCGCCCTATGATGATGAACCGATTGGAACGGACGCTGACGGCGTACCGTACTACGAGGGCGACGAGATTGTATACCTCGACGGCTCGATTTACCGTTTCGATGATTTGGATGTTAAAACAGTTTTGACCGCGCTCGGCATCCCGATTGCGGTTGCAGCAGAGGGATAAAGATGACTTGCGAGAGAATGAGAACCGCATTTGAGGACAACACCCCAGATAAATACCAGAAACACTTTCAGGCCATACAACAGATTATACATGACCGCTCTACGCCAGACTTCATCAAATATCAGCAGATGCGAGACCTTACGCTTTCCGCTGAAACATGGATGAGCCAGAGCATGCGCAGATTCGAATACATGGAGGTTTGACAAATGGAAACGAAATTGCAGGTAATCACGCTGAAACAGTTGCCCATTATCGAAGAGCATCTTCAGCTGGTTAAAGCCGATGTAGAGACCCGCACGAAGAACGTGATGCAGCTTGTTTGCACGGAAGAAACGCGCAGCGACGTGAAGAAAATCCGCGCGGAACTTGGCAAAGAGTTTGCAGCGATGGAAGAACAGCGCAAACGGGTCAAAGAAGCCATCATGGAACCGTACAACCAGTTTGAAGCGGTTTATAAGGACTGCATCTCCGACCCGTACAAGAAGGCAGATGCCGAGCTTAAGCGCCGCGTTGACGATGTCGAGACTGGCTTGAAAGCCGAAAAGGTAAAGAAAATTCAAAGCTACTTCGCAGAGCTTTGCAAGGCGAACAACCTGCCGTGGCTGCGCTTTGAGCAGATGAATTTGAAAATAGGCCTTTCGACCAGCGTCAACGGCACAAAGACCGCGCTGACATCGACGGTTCTTAAAATCGCCGAAGAGGTGCAGGAGCTTTCCCGCCATGAAGATGCCGCCGAACTGCTGGTCGAGTACAAAAAATCGCTGAATGTTGCGCTGGCGTTGAGTACAGTTCGCGCCAGACACGCCATGATCGAACTTCAAAAGCAGCGTGTCGCCGAGCGCCGCGCTGCACTGGAACAGCAGCATGCAGCAGAAGAAAATGTACAGCAGGCCATCGAAGAAGCGCAGCAGGACGCCGCGCCGCCTGTTGAAGAGGTATCTGCACCTGAGGAAGAACAGCCAGTAGCCGTGCAGGAGCCGGAGGAAACACAGCCTACTGTCTATGAAGTAAAGTTTGCCGTTCGCGGCACCATCGAACAGTTGAAGAAGCTGAAACAGTTCATCATGCAGGAGGGTATGAGCTATGACGACATCTAATCAGCAGTTGGCACAGAAGCCGAAGTTCAGCGTAATGATCACTACGCAGAGCTACCAAAACTTAATCAACAACACGCTGCGAGACCCAGACCGCGCACGCAGCTTTACCGCCAGCATCACAAGCGCGGTTGCTGTGAACCCCGCTTTACAGGAGTGCGATGCCGGAACGATTCTTGCAGGCGCACTGCTTGGGGAAAGCCTGAAGCTTTCCCCCTCTCCCCAGCTTGGGCAATATTACCTCGTGCCATTCAAGAACAAGCGCCAGCAGACCGTTACAGCACAGTTTGTGCTTGGCTATAAAGGCTATATCCAGCTTGCATTGCGCAGCGGCCAGTACAAAGACCTTGATGTTATGGTTATCAAGCAGGGCGAGTACATGGGAAAGGACCCCGAAACCGGAAAAGCCCGTTTCAAATTCATCGAGGACGATGATGTGCGCGATGCCCTGCCGACAGTCGGTTACATGGCATTCTTTGAGTACCTGAACGGATTCCGCAAGGTGCTGTATTGGAGCAAAGAAAAGATGATGACCCATGCAGACACCTACAGCCCGGCATTCAGCCGCAAAGGCTATGAGGATTTGCTTTCCGGGAAAGTTCCGCAGAGCGAAATGTGGAAGTATTCCTCGTTCTGGTACAAGAACTTTGATGACATGGCCCGCAAGACGATGCTGCGGCAGCTCATTTCCCGCTGGGGCGTTATGAGCGTTGATATGCAAACGGCACTTGAGCATGATGACACCATCACGCATGACAACGACGGCCAGTTTATCGCAGAGCGGGTGGCCTCCGCAAAGGATGTACGCCTTGAAGCTGCCGCACAGCCTGTACCGCAGATTGAACAGCCGCAAGCCGAACAGGCCGTTGAAGCCCAGACCGCAGCCGCCGAGCCGAAGAAAATCGACTTGAGCAGCCTGTGAGATGGACTGCAAGATAATTTCAACCGGAAGCCAAGGGAACGCCGTTCTCATTCAAAACACAATATTGATTGATTGCGGCGTTCCATTTTCTCGGTTGACAGATGATTACAAGAATTTGAAGCTCGTGCTTCTTACGCACAGTCACGGCGACCACTTCAACCCCTCCACGCTTCGCAGGCTCGCCAGAGAGCGGCCCACATTGCGTTTTGCGTGCTGTGTGTGGTTATGTGCAGCCCTCGTGAATGCTGGCGTTAAAATGAGCCAGATTGACGTGATACGAACAGAACGCTGGTACAACTACAAGAATCTGTGCAGAATTAAGGCGCAGGAAACAAAGCATGATGTACAAAATTGCTGCTGGCATATAGAGCTGCCGCAGCCTCCCGTTGAAAGATTGTTCTATGCGACCGACGCAAACAATCTGAACGGAATAACAGCCAAAGGCTATAATCTCTATCTCGTCGAAGCCAACTACACAGAAGCGGACATTAAAGACCGCATAG